CAAGGACAAAAATCCAAGTGGCAAGGACAAAAATCCAAGTGGCAAGGACAAAAATCCAAGTGGCAAGGAGCAAGAAACAGGCGATAACGGAGGACAAACCAAAGACGAAGGTAATGACGAACTCAATGAGGGCGATGTGAATAAAGAGCCAAGTGACAAGGACAAAAATCCAAGTAACAAGGAGAAAAACAAGAAAAAGTAACCCGCAAAAGGCTTTAGGCAATACGCTTACGGCTTAAAGCCTTCTGCATAAAGCAACAAAAAAAATGGCAAAAGAAATTAGAACATTCGGGCTGAAAGCCTTACGTTTTGGAGCAGTCAAAGAAGACGGTACCGCTCCAAAAACTTCCGAAATGGAGGAACTCGTTAGAACTAAACGAGATACTTGTAAAATATCGGAAGATGAGACCCAAACCGATCCGCTTTATTGTGACCAAGAAGATGACCCTATTGAAATTTTTAAAGGCGAAAAGGGAGAAAAAACTATCGAAGTAGATACGTTCGATTACAACACCGAAACGCTTAAAAAACTCAAAGGCGGGACAGTAGCACAGGTGGAGGAAGACAGCCAACAATGGAAAGTATGGAGTGAGTCCACCACAGGCGAAGACATCTATAAAGCTGTTGAAATTGAGACTCGTACGGAAGTAAAATTCCGTTTTCCTAAATGTCTCATTTTAGCAAAATTAGACACTGAATTTAAACGAGGAGATGTGGTGTTACTTCGTTTAAAAATAAAACCTGTATCACCTGCTAACGGAAAACCAAGTGTTCAAATCCTATCAAAAGCTGAATAATGGAGAAAGCACATCAAACGGAATTTGAATCGGCAAATCTGTTACTAAAAAAGGGGGTAAGGATTCAACTCCTTATCCCTTTTCTTTGGCTTTTCAAACGGAAAAAAGCCTTTGTACTGACGTCTCCAACATTGGAAACTCAGCTTAAAATTGCTCGGCTGTATCTCACTATTTCGCCTGTCGGAAAGGAGGTCAGCATAACCGAAGCAATGGGCGTAATGGCGTTGCACGGAAAGACGGTAAGTCTGATTTTGGCGGTAACGCTCCGCAATGGCAAAGAAGGTTGGCGTACCCGACAACTCGCCAAAGTGTTGCAAAAAAGTCTTTCAGCGGAAGAAATCTTTTATCTGTTTCAACTCATTGTCATTCACGGTGGTGTGCAGGATTTTATAGCTACTATCAGATACATCGGGGAGCGACGGATAACCGCACCGATGCTGAGCCAAAACGAGAAAACGAGTTAAAAAGTGAGAGCTTTCATAGCGTTTTCGGACTGATTTTCCACATCGCCAAAGAAACAGGTTGGAGCAAAAAAGATATTCTACAAATGCCTTTTACTGAACTAACCCTAATGCTCGCCGATGCTCCTCGATTGGTGGAACAAGGTAAAACCTCCGTAGCAGAGAAAGAATTTGAATCCGATGAGGAATTGATTGAATTTATGATGAAGTAGTTAGCGAATAGCAATTAGCGAATAGTGGTTAGCAATTAGTTTATTAGCAATCAGACCCCTAACTCCTATACGCTATACGCTAACCCCTAATCACTGACCACTAACCCCTAATCACTTTTGAAATGTATTTAGAACCAAACGAACTCAAAACCCACGCTTATGCTCACGAGTTACAGGCAATTATCCAAGGCGATGAAACTATTGCGTTGGCTTCCATTGATACGGCTATTGAATTTGCCAAAAGTAAGCTAATGAAAGCCTACGATGTGGACGCTATTTTTAGCACAACGGGAAGCGACCGCAATCCGTTATTGCTGAAAATTGTTAAGGACATAGCCGTTTGGGAGCTTATCGGCTTAGCAAACCCGTCCATTGATTATCCCGACAAAAAATACCGATACGAGCAGGCGGTGGATTGGCTTACTGCCGTATATAAAGGGATGCCAGCCAATCTGCCTCTAAAAGAGGAACAAAACAGCAAAACGCAGTCATTTAGTTTACACAGCAACCCCAAGCGGGAGAATTATTTTTAATGGGGGCAATCAATAGGCTTTTAGTGGGCGAAATATATTTCGCCCTACTATTCGCTAACTACTAATCACTAATTGCTGACCACTAACAACTAAAAAGAATGAAGCATACAAAAATACATAAGACACTCACTTACTGCCTCCCTGTACGAACCCCACAGGACATCAGCAAATGGCGAAATGCTATCCGTTCAGCAGATTACGGGCGGGTATGGCAACTCGTGGAACTCTTTGACGATTTGTTACTTGACCCCGTGCTTAGCAATGCCGTTGAAAAGCGAATAATGGCAATTACTAATGCCGAAATTGTGTTTTCCAAAGGTAATAAGAATGTTCCACAGATAGATGATTTAATTGATACGCCCGAGTTTGAGGAATTGTTGCGGGAAATTCTGTTATCGAAATTCTACCCAAAAACCGTGTTGGAATTTGATTTTACCAACGGCTTTCAGGTAGTTTCCATTGACCGCCGACATTTTAACACTAAAGACAAAGTTATTTTAAAATCACTATCGGATACGGACGGAATCCCTTATGAGGGTAATGATTTTCTACTTCCATTAGGGAAAGAAAGGGAGTTGGGCTTATTCGTAAAAACCGCTCCGTATGCCATTTTTAAACGCAACGGAATGAGCGATTTTGCTCAATATTGTGAGCTTTTTGGGATTGATACGTTGGTGGGATTGTACGACCCTGAGGACGAAAACGGACGTGTGGAAATGGAAAATGCGTTCAAAAATCGGGGTGCGGGAGCAAGTATGACGATGAGCAAAAATGGCGATGTTAAAGTGGTTGGAACAAAAAGCACTGGAACTGTGGACATACACGAGCGTTTTGCGGACAAATGCGATGAACAAATGCTTATCGCCATTCTCGGACAAACGATGACGACAAAGGACGGCAGTAGCTACTCACAGGGCAAAGTTCACGCCCAGACCGAAGACGACATCAACAAAGCCGACCGCCGTTTTGTACAGCGTATTTTAAATACCGAAGTGCTGCCACGATTGGCAAAACGAGGGTATGATGTTACGGGCGGGTGGTTTCATTTTGCCGAGCAAAGCGAGAACCTGACCAAAAAAGAGCAGTTGGAAATCGCCGAGCGTGTCAACGCTATTGTGCCTATTGATGAAAATTATTGGTATGAAACTTTTGGTGTACCGAAAGGGAAAACTCAAGAGACAAGAGACAATGGGAAAGAAGCAAGTCGAGAGCCTCGACAGGCAGAGAAACCAAAACAACAAAAAGTAACCACCAAGAAGCTATCCTACTGGGAGCAGTTTTTGGATTTTTTCGGCGGAGCTCCTCGATAGAAATTCAGCTATACGAGGAGCTAAATTGGTCGGAACTTGAAAAGGAATATCAAACACTATGCTGTGGACATTCATACGCTGAATTGTCTTTTGCCGATGATTTGGAAGACTTTTTTAAGAAGTTATCCGAGCATTGGACGGATTTAATTCGTACGATTTACAAAAACAAAGGTTTGCCCGATGAGTTGATTTATGAGCCTATCGTAAGGGAACAAGCCCAGCAATTAAGCAAAGCCATTGAACAGGCTTTTGATGAGAGCGGTTACGACACGCCCGACCTTAAAATGCGGGAGTTTCTGAAAAAAAATGTTTGGGAATTTTCCGTTGCCAAAAATTACAACGACAACGTTGCACTGAATAATTTATTGCTAAAATCGGACGGCTCATTACGAAACTGGAACGATTTTAAGCGGGAAGCCCAAAAGGTGGTAGGTAAATCCATTCGTTACCTAAAAACCGAGTATAATACGGTTGTTATAGGAGCTCAGAAAGCAAGTTTGTGGAGTGATATTCAGAAGGCAAAACACCTATTTCCATACTTGCAATTTGATGTGGTGTTGGACGGACACACATCGGATATTTGTAAGCCTTTGCACGGTGTAATTGTATCGGTTGATGACCCGATGTTGAAGCATTATTTCCCACCGAATCATTTCAATTGCCGCACTACGGTAAGGCAATTACGAAAAGGGGTGCCAACGGAAAATTATGCCGTTCCTGACATTCCGGATGCATTTAAAAACAATCCCGGCATCACAGGAAAAGTGTTTACCCAAAAAAACAGCTACATCGTCAATACCCCCAGTGATGTATTGGTTTTAGCTCCTTCGTTGTATAAAGAAAATGAAAGAAATAAACGTTATGAAGGTATTGAATTTGAAGCACACAAAATAGGTAAGGGAGTTGTTGAAATTTATAAACACGAAACATTAAAAGATAAACAACGTAAGCAGACAGGGAGCGAATTTACCAAAAACAAAGAGGCTTTAACGCTCCTTGCAAAGCAAGGCGAAAAATACAGAATGTTGCCTATTGTTGAGGACGGGCAAACCAACCCCGATGCTTTCAATCTGAAAACAGAGAAATACGTAGATGTGAAAGTAACGGAGAGCAGTAATGGAAAAAATGTTATTCAAAGTGCCTTGAAGGAGGCAAACAGACAAGGCGTTAAGGAGGTTATTATTCAATTTACAAAGGAATTAACGTCCAATCGTGATGCTTTTGAGGCGTTAAGGGCAACGTTTAAACAAGGTCGGGCGAAAAATGTTGAAACCATTACGTTCATAATGTATGACAAACGGATATTAAGAGTTAATACCGCCCGATTTAAATAACAAAGGGGCAAATTAGCGAACTAACTTGCCCCTCGGGGGGGTGAAGGCTTACTCTCAGCTCACAGGTCTGAGTCCGACACCAAATATTTGAGGCAAAGATACAACATAAAATTAAAAAAACAACACTATGGCTACATTTTCAGGCAACTTTAACAAAATAATGGAGGCTGTAAATCAAAAGATAAGGGACGATATTCCACCACTTTTAGCCGGTACTGTACGAAATTTTGTACTTGAAAACTTTGAAAAAGAAGCGTGGCAAGGAGAAACGGAACAGCCTTGGGCTAAACGAAAAGACACCCAAAACACAAAGAAAATACTTATCGCCTCCGGTGAAGGAAAAGAAAGTATGAAACTACATATCCAAGAGTATAAAGCCATTATAAGCATAGGAGGTGGTGATTTTTCCTATATGAAATATCACAACTCGGGGAGTAATGAAACCACTACCCAAAATGTGAAAGCCTTTACCCGAAAAATCAAAAAGGGCAAACACAGAGGCAAGGAACAAAACGTGAAAGCCTTTACCCGCACCGTGCGACACAACCTGCCAAAACGACAATTCATAGGTAGGTCGCCCGTTTTGATACAAGAATTAAAAGAAATAGCAACAGAGGAATTGAATAAATTAAATAAATAGAGCGATGAAAAAAACAAAACAAACTTAGAAATCGTAAGCCGTAGAGAAAGCATTACGGCAATAGTTGTAATTAACGGAAATACAGTAACTTTTATGTACGATAAGGTAAATGATCAGGTTAGCGCTGTAGCATTTTCTGTTGCGAAAGGAACTCAAGGAAGTCCTGAATTTACAGGGCAAGAAATGTTTAGAGGTACGATGTACGGTAGAGGACTGAATGTAGAAAATTCGGTTTACACTCCAAAAATAGACTCCGCCCTACAAGATGAAATTTTTGCTATCGGGCAAAGCATTATGAACCCTGAACCCCAAGAAACCAAAGCCGATGATACGAGTGTGTAAAAGGCTCATTCCGAAAGGGTACAGAGCCATAACGCTGTATCCTTTCATTTTCGTGCGAGAACGAATGGACAAAAATAATGCCGTACTAATCAATCACGAGCGTATCCATTTGAGGCAACAGGCTGAATTACTGGTAGTGTTTTTCTACCTGTGGTATTTGCTGGATTTTCTTTGGAAATATGCCAAGTATCGGAATTGGAATAGGGCATACAGAAATATCATCTTTGAACGGGAAGCATACAATAATGAAAATGATTTGCAATACTTGAGAAAGCGGAAACATTTCGGATTTGCGGTGGACCACCACAGGCAGGAAATTTAAACGATTTTTAAAAGTGATTTAAACGGTTGGGAAACGAGCCTTAAATCGCCCTTGTCCCGTTAAGCATTTGCCTTATCGCTGCAAGTAAAAAAATAAGGAGGAAAAAATGTCCTCCGCTTTAAAAAGACGCCACATCTTTAAAAAATACACCCACAGGCTACGGAGGACAATAAGTCTTCTGTACCTGTGGGTATTTGTATTTTCTGATGTGGCGTTGCAAAAATACTAAAAAATATGAAATATCATTACAACTGGAAATTATCGGAAACAAAATTCGCTAAAAACAAGGGAAAGGTATTTAGTTGCTTTGCCTGTGGAGGTGGTTCAACAATGGGTTATAAATTGGCTGGGTTTGATGTAATAGGCTTTAACGAAATAGACCCACGAATGGCAAATCTGTACATCAAAAATCATCAAGCCAAATACCAATTTATTGAAGCGATTCAGGATTTTGTTCGTTGGGACGAATACCCCGAAGAACTCTACCATTTGGATATTTTAGACGGTTCGCCGCCGTGCAGTTCGTTCAGCGTTTCGGGCAATCGGGAGGCAGATTGGGGCAAAGAAAAAGTTTTTAAAGAGGGACAAAAAAAGCAGGTGTTGGACACGCTTTTCTTTGATTTTATTACACTTGCAGAAAAATTACAGCCTAAAATCGTGATTGCTGAAAACGTCAAGGGCATTCTACAAGGCAAAGCGAAATCCTATACCGAACGTATTTTACAAGAATTTGACCAAGCGGGTTACAAAGTCAATTACCATTTGTTAGATGCCTCCAAAATGGGCGTTCCTCAACGACGTGAGCGTGTGTTTTTTGTTGCCATTCGCAAGGATTTAGCCAAGAATGTGGACGAATTACAATTGAATTTCAATCAATCGCCCATTCTGTTTAAGGACATCAAAACTGACGAAAATACGGCAAGTTGGACAGCTCACGACCAAAACGTGTGGCAAAATCGAAAGCTGGGTGACCGCACCTATGCCGATGTTTTGAAACGCATTGAAAACCGAGATAGCAACTTTAACGCACAATTTATTTATGAGGACAAAGTACCGCCAACATTAGTGGCTTCGAGTGGTTCTAAAATGGTGCTTTTCAGCGAACCAAGAAAAATGAATCACACCGAACTGATACGTTGCCAGTCGTTCCCGCAAGATTATGATTTTGGAACTTCGGCATATTCATTCGTGCAATATGTACTGGGAATGAGCGTACCACCTGTAATGATGGCGAATTTGGTCGATGAAATTTATAGACAATGGAAAAAAATATTTTAGCATAACATATTAACAATCATATAAATATGAAGAAATACAAACAAGCCCCACTACCATTTCAGGGGCAAAAAAGACGATTTTTAAAGGAATTTGAAAAAGCACTGCAGGAATATCCAAGTAAAGGATTTTATGTAGATTTATTCGGTGGTTCGGGACTTTTAAGCCACACCGTCAAGCGATTATACCCGAATGCTACCGTGATTTATAACGACTTTGATGATTATCACAAACGTTTGGAAGCCATTCCACAGACTAATGCTATTTTAAGCGAATTACGCAATTTAAACCTTACCACACCTCGTGAGAAACGCATTGCCGGACTGGAACGTGAGGCGGTTCTTGCTGTACTAAAACGTGCTGATGAAAGCGGTTTTGTGGATTGGATAACGATTTCTTCCAGCCTTAAATTCTCAATGAATTACGGGTTTTCTTATGAGGATTTTGAGGGAGATACATTGTATAATTGTGTACATACCTCAAATTACGAATTAGCTACGGACTACCTGCAAGGTATTGAAATTGTGAAACTTGACTATAAAACTCTATTTAAGCAGTACAAAGATGTGCCGAATGTGGTATTTTTGATTGACCCGCCCTATCTGAGTACAGATACGGCAACGTATAACAGTAAAGACTATTGGAGATTACGTGATTATTTGGACGTATTAGATTGCTTACACGGGCAAAGTTTTTTCTATTTCACAAGTAACAAATCGCAAATCGTGGAACTGTGTGAGTGGCTCGAAACACGAACCAGCGACAATGCTAACCCGTTCAAAGGAGCTAACATTAGTACAACAGCAAATGCACCTTCGCATAACACTAAATTTACTGATATAATGTATCACATCAAAAGGTAGGGAAATAGCAAAAAAAACACGGCTCAATTGCCGTGTTTTTAGGTTTTTGTATATCTTTGCTTGTAATAGTAAAATCCTCAAAAAATGTACATTTCATTTTGAAAATAGGTACATTTCATTTTGCGGATTATATACGGCGGACAGTCAATTTCTTATCATCTTCCTTTGGATATAAATGAATTGAATGAAGAATTCCAACAGTATCTCAATTTTGGCGGTTATCCTGAAGTGGTTCTCTCTGAAAAGATTCAGAAAGATATGGGACGGTATGTGAAAAACGATAT